CGCGAACAGTGGTTTCAGCGCTTGGGGGCTTAAAACCCCGGATTCCAAGCGCGTAGTCGATAGGTATTGCTCTGCCCTCCCAGTCCAATTTCGCCGCCCACTCAAGGGCCACGTGATTCCAACCGGTCTCACGTGCGAACTGGCCTGCACCAGGAGGTGGGAGCTTAAGAATACCTGGTTTCATGGTCTTTGGTCTACAAGGGCGATATTTTCCTCCGTATGTCCAATAGTCAACGTGCGCTTGTCTAGCGACATGTGCACGCAACATACGGTTCGGCACGCGACAGGCCCCCTCGGGTACAACATCAAACGGCTCCAAAGGAGGACCGTCAAACATAGACTCGAGGCTGTCGCGCGTCTCTCTGAACAGCCTTCCATCGGCTGGAGAGAAGAAAATATCAACCCTTGTAGCGTACTTGGAGGGGTTAATCTCATGGTTACGCATGAGTGTGAAAAGTTGCGCGCGAACAGACTTCGGCATGTCACGCATCCCCTTGCTGGGATGGCCAAGCCCACCCAGAGCCACGGGAAGCTCTGGAGGACGACGAAGTCTGCGAGCCTTGGCGCGCACGTCTTTACACAGGACTCGGGCCACACGCCGCAATGCTTTCCACTGCGGGGCGAAGTAATTACCCTTGTCCATTACCCCATTACCATCACGCATAAATTGCTTAAGGGGGTAAGGGTTATAAAACCGAGGCTGGCCACCCGGCTCGCCCGCGAGACAGAAAGTCTCACAAAACGTATAACCCCTATCCGAAACGAAAGTTTTCCCCTTATGCAATCCCGAGCCTACCGCCGTAATACTTTCACGGTAGGCTCTCACTTGGTGAGGCAGCGCAAGAGTCGCCAGGTCATCTCCGCAGATGACCGTCGCACGACCAAACACTTCCGCAGCCCAACCGTTGATGAGAGACAACATGGTGAACGAGAACGGAGTTCCCATCAAGCAACCCCTGTTCATGGGGATGTCAACATATGTCTCTTGACCATCAACGGCACCAAGTGTGCGAACCTCCTCCCACTGCCTTTTGGTGAAAGACTTCTTCTGGTATCTAACATAATGCTTCGACGGCCCAGTGCCAAGGGACTGGGAAATCGCTTCCGTGTACAGGCTGGGCAAGCCCGCACGGCCAAGACCGCGAACAACGGCCTCGATTGCATTATGAGAGAAACCATCAGTTGCCTTAGTCAAATCGGCGCTGATCCAGCGCCAATCACCACGTGCGCGACACTGCATACCGGTTACAAACCCATTAGGATCGACTCTCTTGTCAAAAGAGCGAATCCTTTTGTCCAACTTTCTAAGGACAGGGAACACGGCCTTCCTGCAGATGTCACCCACAGTAAACACAGGTGGAGGAGGGATGGTAATTACACGCACCTTACAGCCTTGCTCAGATATCGGCGCGGCTTCGTGGACGAGTCCACGGTCCCAATTGCCGTCCGTCAAACGGGAAAACTCATTCATCGACAACAAGGTTCCGTAACCTTGCATGAGTTCACCTACTTGTCCCGTAGACGGAAGAGGCATCCGCGCAATATTGAGCAACCTGTTAACAAGGGAGTCCTTCCCGGGGAAAGAGGGCCCAGAACGGCCGGCTTCCAACACAGGACCTTCGAACAGCCAGGGAACGCTGTTCAACCAGTCAAAGGGCGTCGATTCGACCCTTTCTGCGTGGTAGCTGTTAAACCCAGAGGTAATAAGCCTCTGAAGCCAACCGTCATACCCTCCTTGAGACCCGGGACCCCCGACAACAGCATTCTTGCTGCTAGGTG